GATCATCCATGCGGTGATGGTGCTCGCAGCGGTCCTCGTAGTGGGACTTGAACACTATGTGGTGATACTTACGACCAGTGAGCGCGGAGTCCTGCATGTCGGTGTCGTCATCCTCGTCAGCGACGGCGCGCTTATCGAGGTTGTAACGGTAGAGGTCTTCTGCACCCATCCGCTGTCCTTGAAGGATGAGTACTCCACCAGGGTCCAGTCGGGTTTCGGCAATGTCGTCCCACCACGCCGCCTGGGCGTCCCGGCTCTCGGCAGTCTTGATGGTCTTGTTATCCACGACGTCGTCCCAAAGGACAATGTCGAATCGGCCACCGAGGAAGCCAGTGTCCATACCAAAGGCCGACCAAGTCGGTTCCTTTTCGGCAATCGGGTTGCCTCCGATCTGATCGACCACGAACTCGTTGCGGCTCCAGATGTCCCCGCCCTCGGGCTTGAAGCGGCCGAAGTCGTCGGCCAGAGTGGTGGTGGCGTCGATGGCAAGCCCGAGTTGTAGTTCCCGTATCTCGGCCTTGATAGGCTGGGTGCGCTCGAACGCCCGACGTAGACGCATGGTGTACATCTCGGCCTGCCGAAGCGTCTTGGAACCAATGAGGCCACGGATTTGACGATTCCGGCACGTAACCCACGCAGCGATGTCCAGTGTGAAAGTTGTGGACTTCCCACTTCCCGGTGGGGCGTTTATGACCACGTACTCCTCGTTGGGAGTGGAGAGGAATCGAACAACTTGGTTCGCTGCCTCAACCTGCCAGGGGACGGCAATGCGCCCGAAGTACCGTCGCTGAAAGAGTCCAAAATCGTTGAGGGCTTCCTTCGCCACGGGAGAGAGGTCATCGAGGGGCACGGGACCGGGGTGCTGTAGCTCTTCCCGACGTTCCCGAACCTCGTCACCGTTCTGATGGGGGCGAGCCTTGGGCCGGGGATTGACTCTCGCCTTCTCCCGGTCAACGCAAGCCTGATACGAGACGCCGCACTCGCGGGCTGCAGCAGCTCGGTTCCAGCCTTTGGCCCGGAGCTTGAAGTATTTTTCCCAAGTCCGGGGAGGGATTGCCCTACCCACAGTCGCACTCAGCCTTGCCGCACTTGGGGCAGCCGTGACTGGACTCGAACCCGGCGGTGAACAGGCGCCACGCCTCGTCCGGTGAGATCTCGCCCCGGTAGACCGCATTCTCCAGCAGTTTCGCCAGGGTTAGAGAGGGATAGTCGGCCGACTCGGGAGTCCAGTCACCCACTGGGGCCGTCCTTCGGGCAGGGATCATTGCGCGGAGGGGGGCTAACTCTCCACCGCCCACCGCATTTCCTGCAAACCCATGACAAGAGATGCACTTCCGCCTGGACGTGATGTCCCTTTGGGTGCAGAAAGGTCACATTGCGGGAGTGTAATCCATCCTACTTGGTTGTGGAGGACACTCGGATCGTGTAGGGTTCACATCCTGTGAGCGAGTTCATCCGCTATGGCAACCCCATGACGTCGCGCATGTCACAAGATCGGGCTGCCGTCCTGGCGGATCTCAAGAGGCAGGAGGCCCGCGCTCGCAAAGAAGCACGAGACAGCAACCGGCGTCGAGCGGGAGTGTCCAGAAGGCCCAGGTAGACACCGTCATAGGGGCCAGCGAACACCGGCTGGTGCAGTCCCGAGCTGTCTGGCAAGTCGTGGTGGGCGGGGAACGAAGGCCTCAAGAGGGCAACTAGCCTTATCACGGGGTAGGCTCCCGAACGAGTAGAACTCGTGTTGCGGTGTAGATGCAGGCAGTTATCCACAGGCTGTGGAAAACTCGCTGAGGATGACCGGGGAGAGTCTGTTCTTACACCGGAGGTAAACTCCTGGGTGTGAAGAATCTCTATATCCTTCTTCTTCTCCCCCTGGTACTGCTTCTGGGGCTGGCAACCAGCCCGTGGGTGGGTGCAGCCGGGACTCTGGCGGTCCTCACCGTCCTAGTTGTGAGGGTAGTTTCTCTAGCGTCTCACCACTAGCGTCCCATAGACGCCTCGCTGGGGCCAAAGAGCACACAAAACCGCAGGTGGGATAAGTCGCCAATCGAGCGGCCCGGCCTCGGCATATGCCCGGGTCATGCCTGCACGTGCAGCCACTGGCGAGAGTGGCAGCGCGGGGGGTTTACACAACTCAAGCTTGTTAAACCCTCATCCGCGTTGAGCAGGACAGCGCGTGCCCAACCATCCATGTTAGACAAGAATCTAACATTAGGCTCTTGTGCCTCACAAACGTGAAGCACATAATGACAAGTGGTCCCGGCACGCGGGGCCAGGTGAGGAGGAGCGCAATGCTCAAGGACGATGTTCGATAACGGCAAAGTAAACGTGTCCACGGTTGACGTGGCAGCTCGCAGTCGTCTGCGTACGGCCGAGCTGCTGGCAAGGATCAATGAGCAGATTGGAGACGAGTGAAAGTCGAAACGGACGCATAGCGTCCGTCGGGCGGGAATGGTCCCCCGTCCCCGATGAGACAGACCAAAAGAGGGTGAGACTATGACAGACACGACAATCACGCTATGGATGGCTGTAGGCGGCGACCGCTTCCGGTTCTACACCGACGACGAGAAGGCAACCCTGCCACCCATGGAGCGCGACGAGCTCCGCGGGCCATACACGGGCATCGTTGGCATTGTGGAGGTGACAGCGTCATGAACACGGCCGAGACGTATCAAGGATGGGCTTGCGTCGATTGCCTGTTCCTTCTTGCCAATGGTGAGACGCCAGAAGGCTGGACGGAAGAGGAGACACAAGCATGGTTGGCCAAGATTGAGCGCCGCGCCGATGGTGGCGACTGGGAACTAGGTGGCGAGCACGACGACGATTGCCCAAACGTTGACCATGAAACTGGGCAATGGTTAGGCAACGCGGACTGTTGGTGTGAGCATCAAGAGTTTTCGTGGTCTAGCTGCGATGTGTGTGGTTCCCAACTGGGTGGCTCTCGTGACGCGGTGACGTGGTATCCGCGGGAGTCAGCCTAGCGGTAGGCGATTGGCCTCTAGAACGTCCCCTAGAGGCCTCTCGCGTGCTACTAGCACGACAAGCAAGGAGGGTGAGAATGTACCAACAAGCAAGGAGGGTGAGAATGTACCAACCAGAGTCAGCAGAGGGTAAGTGTGCGTGGTGTGGTGAAAAAATCACCTATAAGCCAACCGGACGCGAACCATATACTCGTGAGATCAGTCCTGGCGTAATCGAGACATCGCCTTCCGATTGGGATTTTCCATGGAAGAGTCTCGATTCATCCCGCGTATGTTTCGAAGAGGACCCCCATGTCCCGACGTTTGACGTCATCATCACCCGGGATGGTGCATCGTCAAGGACCGCTGATGAGCTCATGGCGGTGTTCATCATGGACGTTGACGACTTGCGCGGCGAAGGCTTGCGTACGCCGGCAATGGGCCAGGACATGGAACTAGCCGCGAAGGTAGAGGGATGGCTTGACGATCCGGACGACTCCCAAGCTCTTCACGACGCGGTCATGGATTGGGAAGGCTATTTGTCAGAGGCGGGCTATTCCGTGGCATGGGACGATGGTTATGTGATTTGGAGGGTAGCGGAATGACTGAACGCCGAAACTATGGATACGGAACCTACTTGGTTCATCAGATGCCGTGGTCAACCTACGTACGGGGCGCGGCGATGTGTTCAGATGGCAAGGTACGCACCCTGAAGCGAATATTCGGATGGTATGACGGCGAGTTCTTCCTTTGGTCGAATGAGGATTGGCAAGAGGTTTGCTAGGTGCGTCATGGTTGGAGATTTGGTCGCCAGTCTCCTTCCATGTAGTACCTAACACAAGGAGAGAACCAAAATGATGTCTCGCAGGATTTATGAGGATATGGCTAACATGTTTGATACTGCCAGATACTTGACGGAAACAGAAGGTGAACGGCTAGTAGTGCGTGATCTGGTCGCAGGATTTGCAAATCTGGCGGCATCGGATAACCATAACTTTAAGCGTGATCGGTTCTATCGGGCGGCGGGTTTTCCAGAACTCGCATCAAACTAAAGGAGAGAACAAATGTCGGATGAGATCAAAGTTATCACGAACAACATTCCTCGCAATCTGGTCGATGCATATGAACTCACCGCAAAGGAGAGGAAAGAGTTCGACTACATCGATTGGGTTGGCGTCGATGAGGGTACGGAAAGTGCGATATTCTTTCGGTATCAGGGTACTTTGTACGATCTAGGCGAGTTCATGACGACGAATGGAATGCCAGAGTTCTCACCGCTTCGGAAATGGGATGCCTACTTGTCGGATACCTTCTTCTCTGGCATAGTACTTCGATTGACTGGCGATATGGATACCGTCGTTATCGGACGGTTCTACTGCTAGGTAGCTAATAGCGGTCTAGTGGCAGACGGTAGAGTCCCAACGTTGGGACTCTGTCGCGTGCTACTGGGCACGAGAAAGCAAGGGTGAGAAAATGACTACTCAGACAGAGCATAGCGCCTATGAACTTGCCAGACTGGCGGAAGTTGCCTCGCCAGATTCGCCTACGTCACCAGGCGCGGAATGGTTGAACTCTGTAGCGCGGTGGGCTGAGGATGTAGAAAATGACGACGATATCACCGAGGCGGCCGACAGCGTGGTACCTGTTTATACGCATGAACGTTGGCGGGTTTTCGTTGACCTTGCAGCCTACAACGAAGACCCGACCGACCTAGGTGCCGACGCGAGCGATATGACACAAGCGGCTGGTGTGGCCCTGTTTCTCATCGCGGAGCGGTTGATTCAGGCGCTTTTGCAGGAGCGCGAGGAGGAGGATGATGGAAACTCTTGACCTGTCCACCTTGCGCGACGATGATGACACGCTTGTGCTTGACGATGGGCGCGTCCTTCGCTTACGCATTCGACCTGATGACACCAATCCATTTGATGAATACGATGTGTATGGGAGAATCGGCTGGGACGAACGAGATTCGGAGACAGGCAACAGGCGACGTCCGCGTGACTTCGATGGCAACGCGGAAAGAATGTGGCTACAGCAGAATAGTGGTCCTGTTTGGTGGCAGCCACCTGCCGACATCAAACGGAACGCGCCGGGATTTGCCGAACTACGAAGAATCGTAAACGATCTAGCATCGTTTGGGATGTATGGCTATGTGCTTGAACTACTGGACGGCAAGGATGCTTACCAGCACGGCATCGTCGTAAACGTAGCGAGCCTATGGGGGATTGAACCATTCGTGGACGCGGCCTACGCGGAGGAAATCATTGCCGACCTAGTCCGCGAGCTATTGGACTGACGATGCAACGCGAACAGACCAGCCCTAGGCTCCACACCGGGCCTAGGGCTTTCGTCAAGGGTGATCCGGTCAAGGTGCGCGGGATGCGAGGAGACTTCCGTTTCTACGCGTATTTTGTGGGGGCATATGTTCCCCCGATGCAATATGCGACCGTATATGGGGGTCCCCCTGGCCGCGCCATGTTCCGTACCGTGGCGCTGGACAGGGTGAGACGCACACGCAAGCGAGAGGCCACGCGCTAGCAATCGTGCTTCGAGCAATCGCACCGTCGGCTTGTCGTCGGGCCGACGTCAACCCAGCCGGTGCCGTCACACCACTGACACCGCGACGCGTCGTTGCGGTCCATGATCTTCCTAGAAGCGACTTGCATTGCCTCCATGCTACCCATCGGTGCAGGGGGATCAATCCAGTCAGCCAACACGGTGGCATCCGTGAACAGGGGAACTTGTGAGCGACGACGATAGTCCGCCTCTACCGCGCCCCTGACGGCTTCTAGGTAGAAACCCGGTGAATCGATGACACGCGTACGTCTGGCCCTGTCGAGGCGCCGACGCGCCACGATGTCTATGGCACGCGCAAGAACGGCGTCGTCTGGCTGTAGTTCGTAGGAACAACTGGGGCATTTCATTCGGGCTCCCAGACGTCGCGGTGAGGACCGATATCGAGCGGTTCCGGCAAAGGCTGCTTGGGACGACGGCAGACAAACTGAGAACCAAACCGCTGCTCGGCAAACTCTTCGAGATCCATGACTACGTACGCCTTATGAATGGGCTTGCGCGGGCGCTTGATGATGACTGCCCACCAGGGTGTACCCAAGGCATTGCCCAGTTCTGACTCAGCCTCCTTTACCCACTCGGCTAGCTCAAACTTTTTGGCCGCTTTGCATTCCAACACCCAGCCGAAGACTCCAGCAATGTCCCCACAATCCTTATTGCCCCGCAGGGCGCGGCGCTCAACCAGCGGATACCCATGGGTGCGGAGGTATTCGCATACCTGCGACTCGAATCGGGTGCCTCTGGCCTTCGAGGGGTTCACCATGGGTTCTCTCTCGTTTCTTCCATGTACGCGTTGACCATCTCCTGGCAGCGCTCGTGTACGGGCGCCAGGGACTCCCATGTCAACCGTTCGTAAGTCATCGGGTTGATTGGCCAGCCGGGGCTACAGGGGTCGTCGGGATCTTCGTCCCACGCGCAGCAGTAGCAGCAGGGATTCATCATCGTTCCCACCTCACCCGCGTCCAGAGTCTCCGGTACCACGCGCGGTGGACCCATTCCCAGTTGTACCGGCAGGATTCAAGTTGCTGGCACAGGTCCGCGCTCACGGTTCACCAGTTCCTTTCGATGGGCAGGGCAGAGGCCGAGCGGGTCTTTTGTCATGGCCCCACATGGGGAGTTCTCTGCCGTTTCATTGATCCGCTGGTCGGCCCAGCAGGGTACGACCGCTGAGCAGTCGTACCCCATTCCAGGCTGACCGCGGGGAAGGTTCATGCGGTGTTAGAGGTGCCACCGAGATGGCGCAGCGCTCGGGCGCGTGTCCTGGCTGCCCGCTGCTTACGAGACAGCCGGGACGTTACCCCACGGTCACGAGTGGAGTCCGTCCGGGTTCGCGGCTGCGTCATGGCGCCGATCCTGTGAGTAGGTGGCACCGGCTTCAGTGTCACCGTTGTGCCCACCAACCATTTCTCGGCCAGCTTTACAGAAGCCGGTGACTCATCGAAGTCGTGGATGCGGGCAGCGTCCTTGCTCGACACCTCGTAGCGGTAGGCGATCTTCGGCTGAGCCTTGAAGACCACATAGGCGAGTTTGGCACCGATGGATGCCTCCACGATGTCCTTGCGCCGCACGGCAGCACGGGCGACGATGCAGGCATCAGGATCACGGGCTACCGACTTGGAGACGTCGGCCCTGGCGATCCTTATGGTGAGGGGTTCGGTGGCGTCACGCCGCGTGTATCCTCTCCAGCTTGTATTAACTGATCTGGACATTACGTTTGTTCACCCTCCTCCGGGTTGGTTATCTCCGGCCGCCATTCAGCCAGAACTTGTGCCAGACGTTCGTCTGACAAATCGACTTCGATACCATGGCGCACGCGGTAGAGCTGGATATAGGCGTGCTGTTCGGCATTCTCGTACAGCTCACGATCGAATGGCGGCTGCCCCGAGTACCACACGCGAAACCAGCCGAAGGGCCAGGTCATCCCGGCCCCCTTCGATACTGGACGACCCAGTCGATGAAATACTGACGGGTGCGCCTTTGGAGTCGTTGGCGTGCTCTCCGGTCCCGGCTGACGCGCCGACACTCTTCACACCGGCAACCCACGTTGTAGGTGGCGATACGACCGTGGGTACGATTGGGGCCGAGTCTGTGTGAAGGCATCAGGCGGCTCCCTGCTCCTGCTGGACGCGCCGCCTGCGGCGCTCGGTCTTGCGCTGGCGCTCCGACATTCCACCCCACACACCAAGGGACTCCCCGGTATCGAGGGCATGTTCAAGGCACTCGGAGCGCACCGGACACCGGGCACAAATCGCCTTAGCCTCTTTGACTTGGGCATTGTCGCCACGGGTAGGAAAGAACAGATCGGGATTACAACCGCGGCAGGCAGCCTGCTTCATCCAAGCAGATTTCTGAGGCAGGTTGTTTTCAAACAAAATGGCCAGCCGCGCCCATGGCACCGACTCGGGCCGCAGGCCCATCCGGGCAGCTCGCGCTAGGGCGCGCTTTTGGCAGCGCTCTGAGCAGTACCACTGATTCGGACGGGCGTTGTATGTCTCGTCGCACTCGACGCAGTCAACGATCACGCCGGGCGCCTTCTGCGGTAGGCATACTCGTACAGGTGAGCCGTCAGCCCACCCAGAACCAGCGGGGCCAGCCATTGGTACTTCGTGCAGGCTGTAGAAATAGTCGGTACCTTGCCGGTGACGATGGCGAACGTCTCGTAGGCGCAGGCGGCAGCCACGGCGAATCGGAGCGGGCGCTGCCTCATTGGTTCACCGGGGTAACGAGCTGGCGGATGATGACGCCCGTGAGGGCCGCAGCGAAGCTGTAGACCGCCTTAACCTGATCGGGCGTCAGGTGCAGCCCAAAGGACAAAGCGAGACTAACAAGGGCGCCTACGGCCGTCAGGATGATGGCTGGCTCGGACTTGATGAACTTGAAGATGGCTTTCATTCGTTATCCTCGTCGTCTACACACATTGCGACGCCACAGCAATCGAAGAAACAGAAATCACAGTGATCATGAGCACGCTGGCCCACCTCGATCAACCAGTCCTCTTCATAGACGAATCCGGCTTCGTTGATCCGGTCAGGACCGGCTTCCAGCCAGTTGGGTCCGCTCATTTCGACATCTCTGCCTTGATCCACTTCTCCACCCGGCTGAGCCGTTCGTGCATGTTGAGCATGGCTTCCTGGGCGCTGTTCAGGGCGCCGCACAGGTGACGAGCGATTTCAAGCAGCCCGTCAATCGCCTTGTCTCGCTCGGCGTCAGTCATGCATACCGCCGGGACTGAACGCATCACCGTCAACGTCGGCAATGGCGAAGAGCTGGAGCAGCAGAGTCTTGTAGGCCATCGTGTTGGCCTTGCTCACGGCCTTGTCACCGTTGTCCAGGCCCTCGCCAGATGTCTCAGCCCAGAGTTGAGAACCATCCCTGGCATAGATCAACCAGCCGATAGTGACGGTAGCCGGGTACCAGTGGGAACCGTTCTTGGCGGTACGGACTTCGCCCCGCTCTATGGTGGAGCGCTCGGGCACGATGAACAAACCGTGCTTACCCAGGAGGGGCTTGATCTCCTTGACGATGTCCTCAATGCCACGGAACTTGAATCCCTGTGCCTGATTGAGGCTGTCCTTGCCGATGGCCGGGAGATCGCAGATGACATTGGCGATGGCCTCATATACGGTCATGCCGCTGCCTCCGTCTTTCGCTCCCTGCGCTCCCGCTGGCGCATACGGGCCTTCTCCTGCTGCTCGGGATGGCGGTCCATGTATGCCTTGTGGTACTTGGCCCACGCCTTCCGGCACCTTTGGCACCGGCAGAGGTAGTTCACGTACCCGTTGACACTCCCGTGGCGGGGGTCACGCTTGCTCAGCGATTTCCGTCTCATAGTCCTTCTCGCAGATGGGTCGGTGCTGGCAGTAGTCGCATTGCCAGACACGGCCGGTTTGGGTTACGTCGTTCAATGTCAGGGTCCAGCGCCCTTTCTTGGGATTGATGGCAGCTCCCACGGGCATCCCTGGCACGAAACGCTGGGCACTCTCAAGGTTGTTGGCAATCCACGTCAACCGATGATGCTCGAACTGGGCCAATGCCTCATACTCTCGACGGGGGAAGTGCCATTCGGCATAGAACCGCCGCGAAGGATCGTGGTCCTTGCCAAAGAGGGGATTGGCGTATCGGGGTGACAGGGACTCTTTCGCCAGATACGCCACAACGGCGAAGTCGGCGTCGTAGTCTCTGGCGTTCAGGAACGCCTGTAGTTTGTGCTCCCGCTTCGGCCCTTCGCCCTCAACGGCGAGCTTGAACGCGGTGCCATTGGTGGTCTTGAGTTCGATGGCAAGCCTGCTGCGGGGAACCACAATACCGATGTCCAGGTGGCCGGAACGATTCTCCTCAATGTGGTGGACTTCACACTCGGCATCCCACAGGTTCCTGGCGGCTTGCTGGAGAAAGTCATGCGCCTGGCTACCGAGAAAGAAGTTCCAGAGCGCGTTACTCGTGAAGTCCTCTTCCTCGCTGCCCTGGACGCTGTAGGCGATCTTCTTTTCGCACCATCCGGCCCACGAGTTGTGGACCTTGGCATCAGTGCCCTCGTGGGGGTTGCCGCGTTTGGCATTCCACTCCACGAGAGCACCTTCCAGCGCCCGAAGCAGGACCGGGGGATCGGGATGAATCACACGCCCGCTGCTTTCGCGTCACGGATGGCCTCGTCCAGCCGTCCGAGAGTCTCGCTCAGCGGGTGACTGTCGTTGTAGGAGGCACTACCCAAGGCGGAAGTGTGTGTTCTGAACCAGTGATTGAGCCAAGACAGAGTCCGAATCGTGAATGCAGCACGTCCGTTGCATCCCTCGCCGCGAGTTATCAGGCATTCCTCGCCGCGACCGGGGGCATGTCTGACATGGTTCTCGGGGTGCAGGAGTAGATGGTTCCTGCGCTCAATGAGTTCGTCAGCGATGGTCATATACCCTCCTCTTTCGCGTCACGAATGGCGTCGTCCAGCAGGTCGAGCAACTGGGGCGTGGTGGTGGTGTCGTTCATCTTGGTGGCACGCTGGAAACCGTGATCCCTGGCCCAGACGTCCAGCCAGTTCGCCGCCCGATGAGATAGCAGGCGATTCATGCGGCAGTCGTAAAGCAAGCATTGGGCCTGGATCTTTTGTGAGCGGTTAGAGCCGCAAAGATCGTAGTTGTTGTGGACGTGACGCTCGGGGTTGTTGAGAATCCAGTTGCGGCGTTCCAATAACTCATCTGCTATAGTCATTTTCCCTCCGTAACAGCGATGATCTTAAGGGCGACGTTGCCGTCGAAGTCCCGGCGCAGGGAGATGTATTTGCCATCCGTTCCGTCGAAAGTCTCCCGATGCCAGGTGTCGGGAATCAGCGCCGCCGTGCCCAGTTGAAGCATCTTCTCGTGGTCAGTACCCCGCAAAAAGATGAACAGCGGAACCTTGACGGCGATAGGCGGTAAGTCGTGGTCATTAAGGAAGTCAGCGAGCTGGTGGAGGCCACGAGCGACCTCCCTCACGTCGGGCCGATATGCTCGACTTTTCGCATACACATCCTCGTATTTGGTGTCAGTCATTTGCTTCCTCCATTCGGGGTGGGGTTTGGATGGATCAACGCGGCCTTGTAAACGGGTAAGTTGGGTGTCTCGAACTCAAAGAGAATCGGGTTCTTTTCTAGAATAGAAGAGCAGCCAAGGGGTCATTGCCTCCAAGCAGGATCTCCATAGCCGTACCCCATGCGAGCTTCCAACAGGGATTATCATTCCGTTTCCGATATACATGACTGGTCCGCTGCTTCCGTAGTAGAGGATGTCGCCAGGTTGGATTGGCTCATTGGTCGATTCAGCGGCGTTTGTCAGGATTACTCCTCCTTCGGGGTTTGTTTGGGTGGACCGGCCCTGTGTTTCACAAGGTAAGAGTGACCCGTCCGGGGATCTCCCCCGGCACCATGCAGGGCCGGTGTTGTGGGAGGGTTCTGCGGAAACCCATCCCTTGGTCCCACAGCGGAGGTAGGGCGCTATGGGACACTTCACATCGCCCCCGCTATCTGGAGGCAGATGGTGACCAGGCCATACGCAGCCAGGGCGACGATGAGCAGGTAGACCAGGAACTCAAACAGAGAGAGGTATTCGTCGTGGGCTTGTGTACGGTTGGTCACAGGGGTACTGTACGCCCGCGGCTGGTATTAGTCAAGACCTACTTGTAACATACTTTGGAAACCATGGCTGACCTTGACTTATGCCAGATCGACTGACACACTCCTACTATGACAACCATGACGAGTGCGGCTCCCCCTGACGCAGCGCGAGCTGGCTGAGCCTTTGGGCCTCACCCAGCAGGCCCTCAGCCTCAAGCTGAAGGGCCGTCAGGTCATCAGGGCCGAGGAACTACGCACCCTGGCGCTTTTCTTCGACATTCCGATGGAAGTCTTCTTCCTTCCCCCGGACGAGGTAGTGCGCTCGACCGCGCCGGGGCGGTCAAGGCGGTCGGAGCCGTCGAGCTGCCTGGCTAGTGTCCCTTCGCCAAGAAGAAATGGGCGGTGAGTCCAAAGAAGGTGCCGAACCAAAGACCCAGTAGTACACCGACCCAGGTTGTGTGCAGCCCTTCATAGAACTCGTGGCTCATGGTTTCGTATCCATTGTGCATGAGCCAGAGATCGGCTCCAAGGACGTAGAGCGAGATCCCGACGAGCAGGATGGCCCACGCGATGACGCCCGCGGGGAACTCTGTCATTGGGGATAGTCCTTCTCCATGGCCCGCTCCAGCAACTCCTGCGAGTGGCGGGCAGCGAGCGACGCGCTGACCGCGTCGTAGTCCGTGTCCCAGTTGGCGTAGATGCTGATGGCGAAGACGTAGTAGACGCCGATGCTCAGCCAGAAATGGTCAGCGAAGGCGAAGATCAGAGTGCCCGCGACGAAGTTGATGACCCAGAAGACCATCATCGCCAAGTGGAACTTGAACTGGAACCGAGGGTTCTCCTCGAAGTCCTTAACGAAGTGCCTGATCCAGCCGTGTCGCATTAGCCCGCCGTTGTTTCCAGCTTCTCTATCGTCCTCCCCGTAGAGTAGCCGCCACAGTTCTTGCACTGGAACGAACGGCGCCGGGTGGCCGGGAAATACTTCCAGCCACGGGCCATCAGCGGGCCACCACCGCACTTCGGGCAGGAGTTGGGCTTGCCGTTGTACGCCGCCATGTTGGGATGGGCGTGTACCCACGGCAGCATTTTCAGGTACAACTCTTCGAGTATAATCACATCCTGCCGGTTGTACCGAGTGAGCTTGTCCCATGCTTTGGGGTCGCCATTCATGCACCCCAACCATGTCTCGAAACCCCCGGTCTGCTTCTTCCTTGGCAACCCCAGCAGTTGACAGAGATCGTCAAGGGAGTTGGAGGTGAAGGCGAACGCTCTTCGCGCTACCCGTAATGTGTCGATCTCCTCGTAAGGACTGGGTGGGTCCAGACCATGCACCAGCATCCGGCTGCGCGCCTTCTTGTCATCGAAGGACTTGCCATTGTGGGTGACAGTCATGTCCGCCTGGTCGAACAGCGTTGCCAGCTCCACGACGACATGCTTGTCATCGCAACTTCCCGGCTTGTAGTCCTCGAAGTCCTGCATCGACACCGAGTACACCATCTTTTGCCCCAGCCATTTGTACGCGAAGGAGAGGATGAACCACTGTTGGGTGAAACTGACGACGTTCTGATCCCACTTCCCCCACACGTAGCCGAGGTTGGGAGCAGTCTCGATGTCGTAGATCAGAACCCGAGGCTTACGGTTTTGCGTCACGGATCTTGTCCAGGCTGTCTTCGATGCGCTCGAAGCGGTGTACGAAGTCCTCCAGGCGCCTGTCCTGTGCGCTCAGGTGCTCCTCGATCCTCACGGACCATGTCCGCAGGCTGCTGACGTGGTCCTTGAGACTGCTGCCGGTATTGTGTTGCAACTCAGCCCGTATGGGTTCAAGCCGCTCCTCCACGGCCTCCTTGAACTGATGGTGGCCCCAGCGCAGGAGGCCGAGGAATGCAGCGATGACAGCTATAGATGCCGAGCAGATGAGGGCGATGTTGGCTGCATCAGACAGGTGCATGTCATCACCCGAAGGACTCTGGCCCTTGCCACACGTTGGCCTTCAGCCACCAGTGGTAGACCTTGCCGTCGTCCCCACACACCCACACGTCCAGTTCGTTGGACGGCTGAGTTATGTCGGGACCAGCCCAGGCGCCATAGGCAGACAGAGCTTTCACGTTTGGGGGAAGTGGATTACCGGGCATGGGTTGACCTTCCTTGTGGGATGGGGTGTCGGTAGAAGAAGGGGTCGTTGAATGGCGGCACGGGCACAGAGGGCCAGAAGATCTCCTCCACGAACACTGAGGCATCCCAGTTCGGGGTCCAGTGCCATTGGGTGGCGACGGAGCCGGGAAAGAGATGGGGATTGCCCGTGGGGTCAGCCGCCCACCAGGGGAAAGCTCCTACGGCAGCGACAAGGCTGGCATGGTCAGCCAGATCACTGTAGATACAGCCGATGCCGCCCCTGGCAGTTTGCCGTGCGTGCCAAGAGGCGGCATCAGCGGGTGTGTGGGTGTTACCCGGCTCGTAATCCAAGATGTCGGCGTCGGTATCGGCAAACGCCGTGATGGTGAGAGTTCTCGCCCCGGCTGGCAGGCTGGCCCAGTCCTGCGGAGTCCAGATGATGGACGCCAGACCATGCCCCACGTATCCGGCATAGGCGAAGCCGTCCCGCGGGAGAGTGGAGACGAGGGCGTGGGTGCAGTCGTAGACGCTGATGAGAGTCATAGCGTGGAGAAGATCACGGAGCCAAGGTCGAAGGTTTGATTGCCAGAGAGGCTGGTGACGGGGGTGAGGCCACCCCCCGACACTACGGTGAAGATGCACGTCTGAAGGGCCACCTGGCCTGCCACGCCTATGGTTTCGGTCGGCCGGTAGCCCGAGGGGTAGGTGAAGGCGACGCTGCCCTGTGTCCCGGTAATCTGGCCCTGGCACATCACGGTGGTCCCCACCTTCCGAAAGCGGGGGGTGTTGGCGCCCACGCCACCCGTAAAGCCGTTGGTGAAGCCGCTCATGTTCGTCCACGAGGTGTCACCGATGCTCGCCAGAGTGAAGGTGCCCGGTGTCCCGGCTGTAGTACAGATCCAGATGTTGCCGCCCTGGTCGATCACGAAATCACCGACAGCGAACGTGCCGCTGGAGGGTGCTCCCGAGGCCGTCGCTCCGACGTAACGGGAGGCCGCTGTAGCCCCCGTCAAGCCGCTGGAAACGAGGGGAGTACCACTGACCGAGGCCGACCCCGTTGCGGTCCCAGAGAAGGTCGTAGAGCCGGTGAAGGTCTTGTTGCCTCCGATGTTCTGAGTGTTGGCCGTACTGACCAACTGGGTGAAGGTGCCTGGTGTCCCTGCCGTGGTGCAGATCCAGATGATGCCGGTCTGATCGATCACGAAGTCGCCAAGGGCGAAGGTGCCCGAGCTGGGAGCGCCACTCGCTGTCGCACCCACATACCGGGAGGCTGCTGTCGCACCCGTCAGCCCGGTGGCAACGAAGTCGAGGCCGGTGACCGAGGAGCTACTGCTGACCACCCCGAGGGTCGAGTTGCCGGTGATGCTGGCCGTGCCTGCCACGGTGATGTTGGAGTTGAAGGTCTGTGCTCCGGTAATCGCCCTGGTCGCATCCACCCTGGCGTACTGGGTGTGATCGTCCCGGCCGGTGGTGTAGATGTGGTCGTTGTCGTCATCGACTTCGATGGCAGCCAGGACATGCTGGACGTTCGCTCCGTTGGAGTGGGCCGTGGCGACCGTGTTGTCGTAGCCCCGGCCGCTGGCAGCGACCGTCACGTTGTTCGCAGACTGCGCCGAACACAGGATCTTCTCCTCGGATGAGGTGCCGGGATCGATGGCAAGAACGAACGGCCCGCCTGCTCCGGTCGGATAGCCAACATTGGCGGCGATGGTGAAGGAACCAGCGCCCGCCGTGATGGAACCGTTGAGCGTGGTCTGCGGCGCGGCTCCCTTGTGCTCGAATCGTTGGAGAGTCATGTCGGGGGGATACCTTTCAACTGGACGATGGCGACTCCGTTGAAGAACCGCTTGTCTTCGGTGGTGTAGGTGGGGATGAACTGAACATCGGAGACGAAGACCGGATAGGAGAGTTGGCCTTCTTGGTAGATGACAAGCTGGCCCTGCTGCACCATGTTCTCGATGGCGGCCAGTTCGGTCTGGGGGTCGAAGGGGTCTTGGGTCGAGCTGGCGGTGACTACGTTCTCGTTGAGAATCAATGGGATCTGCCAGTTGAGTGGCCGCTTGGGCGCGGGCCATACCCGCAGGGTGTACCGGGAGATGGTCGGTCCCGCCGTAGTAGTGGTGGTGTCCCGATTGAGCGTGGTACGCAACTCGAACCGCCCGCCAGCGAGTTGGTTGGTAGACCAGTTGACTGGCTCGAACTGGCCGACCGAGTGGGTGCCGACCGGGGAGAACGATCCGGCATCCACGGCCAGGGCCTCGCTGTAGGAACCAAAGCTGAGCGCTCCCGGCGTCTGCACCATCAGCACCGTGCTGATCTTGGTGTCGGGCAGGTTGTAGAGGATGTAGCCCGAATCGAGGAAGCCGGTCGAGACGAGGTTCGTGTGCTGAACGTAGAACCCCAAACTGTTGACGGCGATGACGCGGAGGTTCTGCATGGTCTGGACGGAGTTGACCTGGCCCTGGCCGGTCACCATCAGGTCCGAGGCATAGGCGGGCTGGGTGTCGGGGATGGCGAAGTTCTGCAAGTCCAGGCGCCCGAGGCCAGTGCTACTGGTGTCGTAGTTCGACCAGCCGAACCACACAAAGCCGCCATTGGGCAGGCCGTTGGCCCGAGTGGCGGTATTGCCCTCGAAGGCGAACACGGAGTTGCCGCCCGTGGGAATCAGCGAAGCGATGGTCAGGTCGCCGGTCGAGGTGATGGTGGCAATCCGCACACCGAGCGTCGTGCCGATCATGATGAACCCGGCGTAGCCGAAGATGGCGGTGACCTGTTCTCCATCCGGCAGCTCACACGCCACAACCGGAGGAGACAGAGCGGTCCCGTCAGTCAGAACAGCGATGCGGTAGATCCAGCTCTTGTCGCCCGAGAACCCGGCACAGTAAATCTGATTGATGCCTTCTGCGAAGCCGACCCACTTGAAGTCGGTGTTGCCGTGGGTGAACAGGGCGGAAGGGAGCGCACCTGAGCCAGTCAGGTTGTAGATGCTGTTGTTGTTCGACAGCATCAGCCTGCCCTTGAGGAAGGCAATGACGGCGTTGGATGTCAGGGCGCTGGTGCTGAACTGGGTGGCGGTTGCCGCTCCCCGCGTCGTCGTCCAGATGCCACCGGCTGCGTAGGTGACATAGACGTTGTTTCCGTCGCTGGTGATGGAGGAGGCGGTGTTCGCCGGGGTTCCCGTGACCGTCGTGAACGTCGGTGAACCCACGGTGACATCAGTTGTGAAGGCGAGCGTTTGCCCATCGGTTACGTAAAGGTTCTGTCCTGCTGTCTCGAATAGAAGGTTGGTGTTTCCGCTTGAGCGGATCTGGCGCGTGTCGGGTAGCAGGCTGATCTGCCACTTGCTCCAGACGTCGATGCCCTTGGACTGCCAGAAGCGATTGGACAGGGAGTCGTGGCGGTCGAGGTACCGCTGCCCCGCGCCCTCGCTCCAATCCTCCTGGCTGCGCCGCCAAAGATCCTCAGGGTTGAGGCTCTGTTCTCCGGGGATGGGCTGGGTGTCGGCCTGCTGACGGAGGATTTCGGCCATCTGCCGCTTGTACTGGCGATAGAAGGGCTGATCCATGTCAACCATGTAGTTACGGCCATTGAGACTAATGGTGTAGACAGCCGGAACCTGGGCGCTGATGCCCCCGATGCCCGTGTAGTACGGGAAGTCGTAGAGGTACGCCCGGATGCCCATTACCGCTGCTGTCTCGGGTATCTGCGTTCGAGCCGGGACCGCTCTTCGGCAATGCGCTTCTCGCGGTCGGCCATGATCCCTTTCATGGCGGTGAGAGACGAACCTACCGGCACCTCTTGGGCGCGGCGTGGTTCACCCTGCGCCTCGGTAAAGGACCGCTTTAGTTCACGGAACTCCATCAGCCTGACGCTGGCCCCCAGCACGGGGATGTCATGAGCCTGTGTGTGGAGGCCGGTGACGTTGAGCACGTCGTCAGTGGAACTGACGAGCGGAGTGGTGTAAGGCGACTTGAACTGAACCCGCAGCGGTCGGCCGGGATAGCCCGAGTCATACATCTCCAGGGCCATGCCCGAGGGGAACTGGGTGACGTCAGCGTTGCGCTGGAGCTTCCACTTCGAGGGCACCATGATGGGCCATGCCTTGGCGGGGCCGTAGTCCAGGTTGCGAACCTCCCACACCTCGATGACCTGGCTGTCGGTAAGCCCGGTCATGTCGTAGCCGACGACCACCGGGTTGTAGGTGAGGGTCACTTCCTTCATCTGGAACAGGCCATTGGACGGCGAGGAGTAGGCGTCGATGTCCTCGTTGATGGCGTCGATGATGTCCCTGAAAGGGAAACGAGGGTTGACCGTCAGCAGGGCACCGGCCGTGTGGCTGGTGCTGGTCGAATCCAGGTAGCCGGGTATCACCATGATGGATGAGGTATTGGGGGCGTTGGTGACCAGGAACAACTCGTAGTCCACTTCGATGATGGCACCGGGACGGATGCTGCCGAGCTGCTGGCCCGCTCCGAGGCTGAGCGTGGTGGCATTGGCACCCACGGACGCGCCGAGAGTGTCGATCTCTTCGCGCATGTCCGACAGAGTGCGCCGCCGAACCTTCTGGACGAGATCGTTAAGTGTCGTCATATTTGCAGCTCCCCGGTTCCCAGCTTCTGGCCGCACGTCCAGCAGTAGGAGTGTCGGCCCGAATAGTCCCCCATCGCCGCCACCTGCTTGGCCGACAGTCCCATCTGTTCCTCGGAGCCGATGATGCAGGACGAATCCAGCACCTCCGCGTCGAACAAGACTCGCTTCACATCAGCGATCTCGTAGTAGTCCTTGCCCGGTGCCCACTGGTGGAAGATGTTGGCAACCCAGGCTGCCCACGGCTTCTGCACCCTGACGAGAAAGAGCCTGGGGTTCGGCACCTTCGCCACGAAGTTGCCGTCGTAGGGCTGCTGGAACCGCTCCTCTCCCACGGCATCGATGAACCGGGCAGCGCAGCGGTCCCAGGAGAAGACCCGAGCCACCACCCCGGCGCTCTTCTTGGCCCGCTCCAGGTGTAGCTCGTAGTTCGAGTACACGTCCCACATGCGCTCGCACAGTTCATCGAAGTCCGGCTCCCACCAGTCCCCGGCGTCCCCGTGGATGAAGTATTCCGACTTCGCCCAACCGTGCTTGATCGGGATTCCCAGGTGAGCAAACTCATGATGCCCGTGCCCGTCCGTTAGGATGGTCGGCATCCCGGTCGCCATCGCCTGCAAAGGCTGGAGTCCCCACCCCTCACCCCTGGATGGTTGGAGGTAACAGTGAGCGAGCCCGTAAAGATCGAGTTCAGCCTGAGTCGTGATCCGGCCCCCCACTCGCTCGATCCGTTCCCCGTAGTAGTCTTCCGAACGCGGGGACTTCATCACCAGGTATGGAGTCGGATGGCCTGCGGGCCATGTCTTGAATACTTTCTTGAACGCGCGGTAAGCGAGGTCAGTACCTTTGCGCTTACCCGAACCACCGATCAGATAGACAAACCTGTCCGTTGGGACAGCACGTTCAAGGGGTTTCCACTGTTCTGTATCTACCCCCAGCCAGACGCGTTTCACGTTTGGGTGGTACTTACTGAACAGTTCAGCATTGTGTTCACTGGGGACCACGACAAGATCGAAGTCGTGAAGATTCTCCCTGAACGCCTCGGGAAGCACCGTCCCTTCCCACATCGTGGAGAGGACCGTGTACTGGCCGGTGTACCAGCGTCGAACATGGGGGGGAGTGGCGACCCAGGCAGCAACGTGGGCCAAGGGTTCCCCTGGTTCCAGTGACGGCAGCACCTTGATGCCGCGCCGCTCCAACGCCTCGGCCAGCTTAAGGCCGTAACGCCCATAGCCGACAGAGTCGGTGTTGA